AGCGGTAACCGCAGTCCTGCTAGAAAACCAAGAAAGATTTTTAAGAGAGCAATCTGCATTTGAGCATGGCTCAATGCACAACCTCATGGAATCACCAACCAACAGCGGAAACTCTGCTGGTGCTCAAGGTGCATTCGGTGGTGGTGCTTCTCTCGCCGGTGGTCCTACCGCTGGTTTCGACCCCGTTCTGATCTCACTAATCAGACGTTCAATGCCTAACCTGGTCGCTTATGACCTCGCAGGCGTTCAACCAATGAGCGGTCCTACTGGACTTATTTTCGCAATGCGTTCACGTTATGCTACTCAGTCTGGCACTGAAGCATTCTTTAACGAAGCGGACACCACATTCTCCGGTACTGACGCAGGTTTCGATACAACTCTTACCCGCGACTTTGCTGACGTTAATGCCGGTATTGGTACTACTATCCAAGCTGGTAGCAACCCAAGTCTTCTAAACCCTGTTGGTACTGCAACCTCAACGGCATATAATGTCGGTCAGGGTATGCCAACTGGAGACTCTGAAGCACTTGATGGTACTACTGACAATGCTTTCAACCAGATGGCTTTCTCAATCGAGAAAGTTACTGTTACCGCAAAGTCAAGAGCACTGAAGGCTGAATACAGCCTTGAGCTTGCACAAGACCTTAAGGCAATCCACGGTCTGAATGCTGAAGCGGAACTCGCAAATATTCTCTCAACTGAGATTCTTGCTGAGATCAACCGCGAAGTTATCAGAACTATCTACAAGGTTGCTGAACAGGGTGCTGTACAAAACGTTGCAACTCCTGGTGTATTCGACCTAGATATCGACTCCAACGGTCGTTGGTCAGTTGAGAAGTTCAAGGGTCTTCTATTCCAGATTGAGCGTGACGCTAACGCAATCGCTCAGAGAACTCGTCGTGGAAAGGGCAACATCATCATGTGCTCTGCTGACGTTGCTTCAGCACTGACCATGGCTGGTGTTCTCGATTACACCCCTGCACTGAACGCAAACCTCCAAGTTGATGATACCGGCAACACCTTTGCTGGTACTCTAATGGGCAAGTTCCGCGTATATATCGACCCATATGCTGCTAACCTGACTTCAGGTAACGCAACTCCAGGTAACCAGTACTATGTTGTTGGTTATAAGGGTTCTTCACCTTATGACGCTGGACTCTTCTATTGTCCTTATGTTCCTCTCCAAATGGTTCGTGCCGTTGGTGAGAACTCCTTCCAGCCTAAGATTGGATTCAAGACCCGTTACGGTCTGGTTGCTAACCCATTCGCAGAAGGAACCGATCAGGGTCTTGGAAGACTCCGCGTTAACACCAACCGCTACTACAGAAGAGTTGCGGTCAAAAATTTAATGTGAGTTATTTCACATAAATTATCAGGGACCCCTAAAGGGTCCCTTTTTTATTCTAAATATTTAAAAAAAGATGGGAAGATCAACTCAGATAGAGAATAGAAATTTTCTATCGCCAACTGGATTTAAATTTACTGTAAATAGAAGTCCAAAAGTTGCATTTTTTTGTAATGAGGCTAATATTCCAGACATTACTCTAGGTATTGCAAATCAATCAACATACCTTAAAGATATTGATATTCCCGGAGATAAAATTCAATTTGGAGATTTGAATCTTAGATTTTTGGTTGACGAAAATCTAGAAAATTATATGGAGATTCAAAATTGGATTCGTGGTCTTGGATATCCAGAAAAACTTTCCCAATATGCAGAACTGGAGGCAGAAGGTTTTTATAGTGAAAGATACCTACAAAAAGGTCCAAACATTTATTCCGATGGAACATTACAAGTATTAAAAAGCAGTAATATACCAAACTTCCAAATTCAATTTAAAGATCTATTTCCATATTCATTAGGAACCTTATCATTTGACGCAACACAAACGGACATTCAATACTTTACAGCAGATGTAAGTTTCAAGTATACTATCTACAGTATAACTGATTTGAGCGGAAATCCACTATGAGTATTGATCTTGATAAAATTCAAGAAATGTGGGAAAAAGATTCTAAAATAGATATGGATAATCTACATACAGAATCCACAAACATTCCCGTTCTTCATGCAAAATATTTTGACCTTTATAATACCATTTTTCTGCTGAGAAAAAAAGCAGAGCAACAGAGAAAAAATATTCGCCACGAAAGGTATGAATATTATTCTGGCAAGTCAGACCCAGAAGTTTATGCAGAAGATCCTTTTCCAAAAAAGATTAGGGATAAGGATACAATGCAAAAGTATCTTGATGCTGATGAAAAACTTTCCACAGTTTGTTTGAAGATAGACTATTACGACACAATGCTTGCTTATATTGAAAGCATTCTAAAAATGATCCAAAACAGAACATATCAAATCAAAAATGAGATTGAGTTAATGAGATTTAATGCCGGACTGGGATAAAAAATGAAAAAAATATCAATAATTGGAGCAGGATCTGCTGGGTTGCTATCAGCAGTTCAATCATATTACACCTTTGCAAATTCCAACGAATATGAAATTGAACTAATACATGACCCAAATATACCACCGGAAAAAGTGGGTCAGGGAACAGTTCCCGGAATAATGGATTTATTATCCAGAGTTTTTGATATTGATTGGTACAGCAATCCAATCAAAGCAACACAAAAAACTGGAATCATGTATAGGAACTGGGGAAAAAAGAAAGATCATTTTTTTCACCCATTTCCAATGGGATTTGTTGCCTCTCACTATGACGTAAAAGAACTTAGGGAATATATCCTTTCGTCAAAAAAGTTTAAAGTTTTAGAAAAAAATATTAAAAACTATGATGAAGTAGATTCTGATTATATTATTGATTGCTCAGGAAAACCAAACAAATTAGAAGAATATACTACATTAATTAATCCAGTCAACTCAGTAATTCTTGGTAGGTCCGAAACGAAGGAAGATATAATCTGGACAGATTGTGTAGCTACTCCAGATGGTTGGTGCTTTAGAATTCCAAATGTAGATTCGGTTTCTTATGGATATATCTTCAATAAAGACATAACAAGTTTAGAAGAAGCAAGATTAAATTTTAAGACACTATTTAATATAGAACCAGGAGAAAATTTTTCTTTTTCAAATTATATCTCAAATAATTTCATAATAGAAGATAGAGTATTTTTGAATGGTAATAAGTTAATGTTTCTAGAACCTTTGGAAGCAAATTCAAATCCAACATATGTACATGCAACTAATATGTACTTAAATTATATTCTGGGCAATTTAACGAAAAAACAAATATATAAAGAAATAACCTCATATATTTTTGAGGTTCAAAATTATTTACTTTGGCATTATCAATCTGGATCTGCATATGAAACTCCTTTTTGGAAATATGCAAAGTCATTAAACTTTTATGATTTGAGATTTGAAGAATGTCTTAAGACAAGTAAATCTATGCCTTCTCAAAATTTGTGGAGATATTTGGAAGACCAAAAAGAAAATATTCCATATGGACAATGGTATTTGCCAAGTTTTAAAAATTGGATTGATAACACAGTCTAATTTTTGATCAATAAATAATTCAAGATGAATGGATTATTGTGATTGATACAACAGCAAATATTGTTATTTCAAAATCCAACGAAGTATTTTTAAAGATTAATACAGAACCTCATATTGAATATGAACTGAGAGATCATTTCAAATTTGAGGTTCCAAACGCAAAGTTTATGCCCCAGTACCGTGGAAGGAATTGGAATGGGGAAATTCATTTATATGACATGAGATCTAAGCAGATTTATGTGGGTCTGTTAGATAAGATTGTCAATTTTTGTAATCAGTACGGTTATACTTACAAATTCCAAGATAACAAATTCTACGGAACTCCATATGAAGAGAATGTGGAGATTTCGTATGAAGGTGTTAAGGATTACATGCATTCCATTTGTGCCCATACTCCCAGGAACTATCAAATTGAGGGAGTATATGGTGCCCTAAAGCATAATAGAAAACTATTGATATCGCCCACTGCTTCTGGCAAATCTTTAATGATCTATTCTCTAGTGAGATATTACGTTGACAAAGGGCAAAAAATCCTTTTAGTTGTTCCAACGACATCTCTTGTAGAGCAGATGTATAAGGATTTTCTTGATTATGGTTGGGATGCTGAGTCATATTGCCACCGTATCTATTCTGGTAGAGAAAAAACTAATGAATATCCAGTAACGATTACAACTTGGCAATCAGTATATAAACTGGAACGTTCTTTCTTCGAAGATTATAATGTAGTTATAGGAGATGAAGCTCACTTATTTAAGAGCAAGTCTCTTATTGAAATTATGACCAAACTTCATCATGCCAAGTATAGGTTTGGGTTTACTGGAACACTTGACGGAACACAAACTCACAAGTGGGTTCTGGAAGGATTATTTGGACCTTCCTACAAGGTTACAAGAACCGACGAATTAATGAGGCAGGGTCACTTATCCCAATTAGATATTCAGTGTCTTGTTCTTAAACACCCACCACAGAAATTTGAAACTTATGAAGACGAGATACAGTATTTAATTTCTCACGAACAAAGAAATAAATTTATTACAAATCTATCTTTAGATCTGAAAGGCAATAGTCTCGTCCTATTCAGTAGAGTAGAAACGCACGGAGCAATACTATACGACAAGATAAATAATAACAAGCAAAATAATCGTAAAGTATTTTTTATACACGGTGGAGTTGACGCCGAAGAAAGAGAATTGGTTAGAGAGATTACAGAAAGAGAAAACAACGCAATTATCGTTGCTTCTTATGGAACTTTTTCTACTGGTATCAACATTAAAAATCTCCATAATGTTATCTTCGCTTCACCCAGTAAATCCAGAATCAGAAATCTTCAAAGCATTGGACGAGTTCTTAGAAAGGGAAAAGACAAAGTAAAAGCAACACTTTACGATATTGCAGACGATTGTACTCATAATTCTAGAAAAAATTACACTCTAAATCATCTTATTGAAAGGATTAAAATCTATAATGAAGAAAACTTTAACTATGAAATAATCACGATTCAATTAAAGAAATGATAGAAGACGATTTTTATGCAACACTAAAGTTAAAAAATGGAGAAGAAATCTTTGCAAAGGTAGCTGCCTCAGAAGAAGAAGATAGGACTTTGTTAATCATAGACAATCCTATCGTTGTTACCGAAGTCAAAGGAAGGACTGGTGTTGTGGGATATAAGGTAGAACCTTGGTTAAAAACAACAACTGAAGATATGTTCATTGTTAATTTAGAGGACGTTCTGATACTAAGTGAGTCCTCAGATGTTGAAATGATCATGATGCATCAGTCTTTTGTTAGATCCAATACAAAGACTAGTAATGGTGAGAAGAAGATAAACCGAAAAATGGGATACCTCGCCAATGTCAATGATGCTAAAGAGATATTAGAGAAGCTCTAT